CGGCGGCAGTTGTTCCGGCTGTGCCGGCAGAGAATATTGCAGTAAATAAATCGCTTAGGAGCCAGTGCTTTTTCTGAAAGTGCTGGCTCCCCCTATTTGCACTGTGGACATTTTTGCGTTATAATTTCCGATTGGAGTGATAATCCTTCTGATTGGAGCGGTGCAAAGTGAAGAAAACCTTTATAATAAAAAATGCCAGTAAAAAGCTGGCAGAACAGATCAACAATACAGGAATGATAGAAAGGACTGCTATGAGTACAGACCCGGTTACAAATTCAAAGGGGTTGTCTGCGGTCATTCCAAAAGATAATGATGGTTACTGTACTGTCTATAAAATGGATTGTACGGATGGGCTTGGCTTAATGACGGTTTATCAGGTCTACCCTGGCATCCAGGTTATTTACAATGATTTTGAAGCTACAAGCTGTGAATGGGATGGAAATTTTGATACAAACATCCTGGAAATCAACCATTGCCGGGAAGGGCGGGAAGGCTGCCGCCTTTTGAGTGGTTCGTGTCTGTATCTTGGAGAGGGCGATATGTCTATCCATGCAATGGACAACTGCTCACCTGAAATGTCTTTCCCGCTAAAACATTATCGTGGAATATCCGTAGTGATTAACCTTAATACGGTAGCGGAAAATCCACCTGAAATTCTTTCTGAAAGCGGCATTGATATTCTGGATTTTAAGGGAAAATTCTGCGCTGACGGAAACTGTTTTATCATGCGGGCAAAAAATGAGATTGAGCATATCTTCTCTGAATTATATTCTGTACCGGACTTTTTGCAGAAATCCTATTTTAAGCTCAAAGTTCAGGAATTGCTTTTGTTCCTCAGCGTGATAGATGTCTCAAAGGAAAAACAGCGGGAGCAATATACGGCACCGCAAGTAGAGATTGTAAAAGAGATTCATCAGAAGTTGGTTTCCAATTTGCAGGAGAGGCCCACGATTGAGCAGCTTTCAAAAGAATTCCTTATCAATACTGCAACACTGAAAAATACATTTAAGGGAATCTACGGGCAGCCCATTGGAACCTATATGAAAGAGTACCGTATTAGACAAGCTGCTGTACTGCTTCGGCAGACACAGGCGACAATAGCAGAAATTGCCAATCAGGTCGGATACGAAAACCAGAGCAAATTTGCGACTGCGTTTCGAGATGTTATGATGATCTCGCCGGCTGAATACCGAAAGCAAAATATTGGCGAATAGATATATTGTCAAAACGATACTGTCAGATGGGGTTGATTGCAGATAAGCAAGACCAGTGGGTAAGACTTATTTATCCACTGGTTTTTTCTATCTAACGCGGGAGGTGATGACATGGGAAATTAGCGGTATTTGACTTATCTGAGAATGGCAGACAGATTGGCGAAAAGCTCTTTGTTTTGCTTAATGTGGACCAACAGCAGGAAATGATAGATTTTGCTCTTGAAGTAAAACAACGAGGGGGATTTATCGCTGATATGTCGCATATTATCTCTGCTATCGGACAAAAAGCCGACGGACAGCCCTTAACAGAAATTCGGGAAGGAGATTTATACCTTTGCTTGGAACACCGTCATGTATCTGTCCGCGAACAGGAAATTGCCCTTACAGTAAAAGAGTTTGACATTCTTGCATTGCTTATAATGAATCCCAAACGTGTATTTACCTATGAACTTATTACTGATTTGGTCTGGAATGAGGATTACACTTACTATTCTCGAAAGGCCATTAACAATCATGTGAGCAATCTGCGAAAAAAGCTAAAAATCAGACCTGATGATCCTGATTACATTAAAAGCGTTACCGGAATCGGATATAAATTTGCATTACCATGACAAGGCCGTTAGGAAGAAGCCTCTTTCCTAATGACCTTGTTTTTTGATTCCAACTATGTTGAATTTTATCAGAATTTGCGGTCGGCTTGGACAAAAACGGAATGCTTTTGGAAAGGTTCAAGTAATCTGCTCGTTATAATTTCTTCCCATAAGAGGCCAATAATAGATATTCCGTGCCTCTTTCGTGGGGAGGGGTGTGCGGATGCTGCCAAAAGATACCGGACAGCCAAAATATTCTATTCTATATAATGCCCTATATGCCGTAATCCGTCTGTTATGGATTGCGGCATTTTTCAACTCGACAAGATTTGAGGTTTTTTTACATGCCTTGATTTGGTGCGTACCCATTGTTATATGGGTGCGCTTTTTTGTATCTTGCGGCGATATTACCCCACACTGCCGCTCCCCGCCCTCTGGTTTCGATTTGCCAGCTATCAACTCAAAAATCGAAATTGGAGGACACCCTAATGAAAGAAATCAATTTGAGGGACTATTACCCTTTTTATACAACAGATATGATTGTGGAAGTGCCGGACGAGGTTGCCGATCTGCTCTATGAATACAAATTGAGTGAGGCAGCTCATTTCCTGCGTACATACCGGCACAAGGCTTATTTTTCACTGGACTATGACGAGAATGTGGAGCGGGATGCTCTGGTGATCGTGCTGACACCGGCGGAAATTCTGGAACAGGAAGAAGAAAATGCCCGGCTGTATCGGGCGGT